GACGATGAGCGTATTCAGCCTTATGTAGCGTATTTGTGCGATTTAGGAGCAACCTATATTAATTATTTTTCTGAATCAACAGGGGTTCAGTTTAAGACTAATAAACAGATAGCTTTGGATGAACTCTGGTCGGTGCATAGTTTTGAGGGGGATTATAACCCCATTCACGATCACGGCACTAAGACGCTTATGGGTATTTCCACTACGACTTGGACTAAAGTACCCCAACAGATTTTAGACCAGCCGACATCAGGAACACCTGAATACAGTTTATATAACGATTCAGGACACAGTGATGGCTGTTTGGCATTTAGTTACGGAAAAAATAGTCTAACAGATACGGATAGATTATTTCCACCACAAAGTTGTGTGATCAAGCCAGAAATAGGTATGCAATATATGTTCCCATCAGGGTTACAGCACATGGTATATCCTTTCTTCGGAGAGGGTGAGAGAAGAACCGTCGCAGCGAATTTGAATTGCTGGGACATTGTTGATAAGGAAAAACAATGACAGAAGAAGTAAAAGAAGAATACCAATATTGGGAAAAAGATGAAAAAGAAAAAGTGGATGTAGATCCTTTAGTTAGTGTTAAGTTAAATTACATAGAGAACTTACAGCAAGAAATTGAAGGAATACAAGGACAAATGGCCTCCTTGCAATATCAAATAGATATACGGGTAACGGCCTTAACTATGTATCAAAGCACGTTGGAGCCTGAAGAGGAAGAACCAAAACCTAATGGCAAGGACGATGGCTAGGAAAACGACAATGGAAGTAGCGGCAGATTTAGACAAACACGAAGCGGTTTGTGCAGAGAGATGGCGTGAAACCATATATCGCATTAAAAGATTGGAGGTATTAATATTAACTACGTTGTGTGCTTTAATTGTAGGCATGACAACAATTTTATCAGGACAGGTGTTTTAAAATGATTTGGACAATACTAAATGTAATTGTGTGGATAATCGCAGTGGCTTCAATAATCGCAGCGATTGCTCCTCACACGAAGAATACAAAAGACGATGCTTTTGTTGGAAAATTAACTAAAGGCATAAACTTTTTGGCTTTGAATTTTAAGAAATAATGAGCGATGCCCTACGCCAAATATATATTCAAACCCGGAATAGATCGTGAAGGAACCGACTACAGCAACGAAGGTGGTTGGTACGATGCGAATCTAGTACGTTTCCGTAAGGGGCGTCCGGAAAAAATTGGCGGTTGGGCTAAAAACACACTCAATACTTTTTTATCAACTTGTCGAGCGTTACATGCTTGGGTTAATTTAGAATTAACTAAGTATTTAGGGCTAGGCACCACGTGGAAATATTACGTTCTACAGGGTAATGTTTTTAATGATATAACCCCTTTGCGTGTTACCACATCCGCAGGTGACGTTACTTTTTCTGCGACGAATGGTGATGCCACCATTACCGTTACCGATGCTTCTCACGGAGCAGTGGTTAATGACTTTGTAACTTTTAGCGGTGCAGCTACTTTAGGCGGTCTTATTACCGCTGCTGTGCTTAATCAAGAATATCAAATTGCTACCGTTACGAATACCAATGTTTACACCATCGAAGCCAAGGACACTGACGGAGATGAAGTTACGGCGAACAGCAGTGATAGCGGCAATGGCGGTAGTTCCGTGGTCGGTGCTTATCAAATCAATGTCGGATTAGACGTATTTGTAGAAGGCTCTGGTTGGGGCGCAGGCACATGGGGCGCAGGCACTTTTGGTAGTGTGAGCGCAATTAGTGCGTCTAGCCAATTGCGGAATTGGAGTCACGGTAATTTTGGTGAAGATCTGGTGTTGAATCCTAGAGGGGGAGGCGTTTTTTATTGGGATCAAAGTGCAGGAGCCACCACTAGAGCAGTCGCTGTTTCTGATCTATCGGGGGCTATTTTAGCTCCAACAATTGCGCTACAAGTATTGGTTAGTGACATCGATAGACACGTGGTGTGTCTTGGAGCCGACCCAATTAATGATAGTAACGTAAGAACGTCTTCATCAGACCCCATGTTTATTTGTTGGAGCGATCAAGAAAACGTAACTGATTGGGAGCCAATAGCAACCAATACGGCGGGATCCTTAAGACTTTCCTCCGGTTCTGAAATTATTGGAGGCTTATCTTCCAGGGAAGAAATCTTAATTTGGACGGATACTTCCATGTATTCCATGTCCTACATCGGTCCGCCTTTTACTTTCGGGGTTAATTTAATTAATCAAGGGGTAGGTCTTATTGGGCCTAAAGCTGCGGTCAATACCCCCGATGGCGTTTATTGGATGGATAGAAAGGGATTTTACAAGTATAGCGGTAGTGTGCAATTGGTGCCTTGCAGCGTACATTACTATGTATTTAGTGATTTTAATCAAGGACAATATTTTCAAACTTTTGGGTTTGTAAACAAACAGTTTAACGAAGTGGGATGGTTTTATTGTTCTTCAGGAGAAACAACGATTGATCGTTATGTAGTCTATAACTACGCTGAAAATACTTGGACGATTGGTCAGTTAAGCCGTAGTGCTTGGATGGATGAAGGTATTTTTGAGAGTCCTATAGCAACGTACACCACGTCTAATGTGGGCTATTTGTATGACCAAGAAACAGGAAATGATGCCGATGGTTCTCCCATGGATAACGTGTATATTCAATCCAGTGACTTTGACATGCACCCCGATGGGGATTACTACACCTTTATCCGTAAGGTAATTCCAGATGTGAAATTCACCGGGAACGGCGGATCCGATCAAACGATTAACTTTGTGTTGAAATCAAGGAACTTTCCAGGGGACAGCTTGACTACGGATACAACGCAAACCGTTACCTCTACTACGCAAAGATTGGATACGCGCATACGCGCGCGACAACTGGCTTTCAGGATTGAATCCGATGACGATAATTCATCGGACATACGTTTAGGAGTGGGTTGGCGTTTGGGTGATACGCGGATGGATGTTAAACCGGATGGACGCAGGTAATGGGAAAGCTTTTAGAAACACGTTTGCCAATTGCCTTTAATGAAGTTGATCCAAGTATATACAACCGTATGGTGCGTATTCTGGAAATTAACCTCGGTCGTTTTGATACGACGGCAACGCCTGAATACAACGATACGCAAATAGCACAGAATAAATTTAGCGCAGGGGATGTAATATGGAACACCAACAAAAGTGTTTTACAGGTATATACGGGAAGTAAATGGCAAGACATATCAACCAGAACGGCAGTTGGCTTAGAGGCAACTGGTTCCGTCGGCAACTTAACCGTCAGCACGAACGGAGCCACAAGCATCAATTTGAAATGAATACAGCAGAATTGATGAAAGAACTGATGCTAGACGAAGGATACAAACAGGAAGTCTACTTGGATCATTTGGGTTATCCGACCTTTGGGGTAGGCCATTTAATCACTAAAAACGACGAGGAACACGGCAAAGACGTCGGTACGCCTGTATCCAAAGAACGCATTGAAAAATGTCTACAGCAAGACATAAAAATCGTGTGTGATGAACTGGACCTGAACCAACCGTGGTGGCGGAGCTTGGATAACAACCGACAACGGGTAGTAGCCAATATGTGCTTTAACTTAGGTCATCCCCGGTTCAGTAAATTCAAGAAGTTTATTGCTGCCATGCAGACTTCTCAATGGGAAAAAGCAGCGGAGGAGATGATGGACTCGAAATGGGCGACGCAAGTAGGAGAAAGAGCAATACGCTTAAGGGATAGGGTGTTAAATGCCAATTAGAAAGGTAAAAGGGGGCTATAAAATAGCCAATACCAAAGGAATTTCTCCGAGTAGAAAAGCGGCGCAAAGACGCCTGAGAGCCATTAAAACAAGACAAAATGCAGGTAAAAGTGGTAAAGTATCGAAGTATAAAAAGCGTTTGCGGAGGCCTTAATGAAGTTTAAAATACTTAAAAATGTTGTAGGCAATCTAGCTCCGACACTCGGTTCTGCTTTAGGCGGTCCTATGGGCGGTATGGCAGGTAACTTGGTAGCGGAAGTCCTTGGCTGTGATCCAGAGCCCAAGAAAATAGAACAAGCCATACAGAATGCAACACCAGAACAATTGATGGAGCTTAAAAAAGCGGAGAAAGACTTTGAAATCAAGATGAAGGAACTGGAAGTTGATATATTTGCCATGGAAACGGCTGATATACAGGATGCCAGAAAAGCTTTCGCTAAGGATTGGACGCCAAGAATTTTTGGACTCGCTGCTCTATTCGGCTTCATGGGCTACATATTTTTAGTAACGGTACAGCCACCAGACGCAAATTCTGATACCATAGTTTCTTTAGTATTAGGCTACTTAGGTGGACTGGTATCAGGAATAGCCAGTTTTTATTTTGGAGCCTCTAATAAGGAAAATGAGAAATAGTTATGGCAATTAGAGATTGGTTAGGTGACGCGTGGGAATGGTTCGTACCCGGAGAGGATGATCAGGGTATATTCAAGAATATCTTTGGAGGCGACGACGATTACGAGTCAGAATTTGACGATGAACTTTTCTCTACTTTGGGTATTGATCCAACGACTGATCCTGATACATGGATAGATGCCGTTACCGATACAATAATACCAATGGAGGAGTCCGAATGGACAGATGAAGCAGGTTATGAAGATTGGATAGATAGTTGGCTTGATGCAACGGGCGCTGAGAGTACAGGAGATTTAACTTCAAGTTGGATGGATGAGTTTAATGCGCCTGAAACAGGAATCTTTGGCGGTACATTAGGGCCTAAGTTAGCAAATTTTTTCCTAGGTTCAGGTGGCACAAGAGGTACAGGAGGAAATAGACAAGGTGGTGGAATCTTAGGTGCTTTAACAGGTTTACTAGGCGGTGGTGGACAAGGCGGTGGCGGCTTACTCGGCGGCGGTGGACTGGGGACCTTGGCCTCTTTGTGGGCACTCAATAAAGCCCGTAAAGAAGGCGATGATCCCGGAGCCGTGATTCCCATGGGACAACAAACGTATGGAATGGATGATGTTTATGGTGGCCCCACTCAGGATTATCGGGTATTTAATATACAGCCCGCGTTGATGCCGGGCGTGGCCTATGCCAATGTAGGCAAACCGGAAGGAATGAAAGGCGGCGGTATTGCCAGTTTAGACGGTCCCGGAGATGTGACTCCAGCATGGCTCGAACCCGGTGAATTTGTAATGACAAAGAAAGCCACCGGTAATATCGGGGCACAGAATTTATATAAAATGATGAAAGAAGCAGAGGGGATGAGCTAATGGCAAGTTATTTAGATCCAAGTACCACCACAACTTATGAAGAACCGTGGGCGGCAGGTATGCGCCGTGGCTTTTTAGAAACGGGAGCGAACTTAGCTAAACAGCCGATGCCGGTTCCAGTCCAGCAGGTTGCCGGACTCGATCCAATGGAAATGCGTGCTAGGCAAATGGCGGGAGGACTGGGAGGCTTTTCTCCGTACATACAGCAAGGCGGTCAAATGATGCAACAAGGGGCAGGTTATTTTACCCCCGGTGGTATACAGCAATTTTATAACCCGTTTGAGCAAGACGTCGTGCAGCAAACCATGCAAGACATGCGGGAACAAAATCAACGACAAGGCATGTCTGATAGAGCAGGAGCCGTTAGCCAAGGTGCTTTTGGTGGATCCCGTGGTCGCTTGATGGAACAGGAAAGGGAAAGATCCTTCGGCCGTGGCATGATGGAAGGCATTGGTGGGATACGCTCCCAAGGCTTTGGACAAGCCATGCGAGGCGCACAGACGGCGGGCCAAGGACTCGGAGGCATGGGACAGATGTTTGGAAATCTCGGTATGCGTGGCCAGCAAGGATTAATGAATCAACTTAATGCTTTCAATCAAATGGGTCAAACGGGTAGAGGCATACAAGATCAAATGTACGGCGCCCAATTTGATGCCGCTAATAGAATGGGCCAAGAGCCGTGGCAACGCATGGGTCTATGGGGCAATATGATGCAAGGTATGATGCCAAAAACAGGGGCAGCAACTACCTATAAAGCCAACGCCGGCACTAATCCATTCTTAGGATTATTATCATTATTAATGGGAGGTCTAGGGGGAGGCTAATGAACTGGAAGACCAGACAAATGTTCTCCGACCGTGAACACGGAATCGTGTCCGGTTTGTCCCCTGTCAATATGACGGGTGGCGGAAACGTGCCTTATCCGAGGAGTTATCAAGAGGGAGGAACAGTTCCTGAAGAGATTTCAATCGAACAACGCGTAGCAGCACTCGCAGCGCAAAAAGGAATTAGTGTGCCTGAAGCACGGGTTATGATCCTGTTGGGAATGATAGAGGGAAAAGGGATTACTCTTTCTAATGAAATTCTTAATCAATATGCCACTGGTTTAATTACCTTACAAGACGCTTTAGCGCAAACTACTGAGGCAGGTAGTGGTGCAAGTACACTAGAAGAAAAAGCAAAACGAGGAAATATTGGAATAGGGGTTCCTTACTCATCCATTGACTCAAATGTTTTACTGGAAGAAGCGGGTCCACCTATGATGCAGGACGGTGGTCTTGCTTTGGATTTATTTGAAAGAGGTGATCAGGACATTAATGAAGTTTTAAATACTTCTGTAGATAGAATGTCAGGGAGTGTTAATCCTCCGTTATCGGACGTAGGACCAACGGAAAAAGTCGAAGAAACAGTAACAGTAACGGAGGACCAAGGACCTTCGACCATGGAAGCAGGGAAAGCACCCTTTCAACAAATGGCTGTTGAAGTAGTAAAAGAAGCTACCATGAGTTTAGCGCGGGAAGATTACATGAACATAGAACAGGTTCAACAGGACGTGGAACAACAGCTCACCGCCATTGATGAAACTTACCGTCAACAAACGGGGGCCACGGACACCATTCTTACGGAAGAATTCTTGGCACAATTGGATAACTTAATGGTAAATGCCGGAGAAGCATTTGACACTGCGCCGGGAATGGAAGAGGGTACGGATGAAGAAACAGCTACTGGCTATGACATTAATACATTGATTACTTCCATGGCTGGGAAAGGAGTAGATCCGGTTAAGATACAAGAAATAATAAAAAAATATTATCCCGGTGGCGCAGGCATGAGTGATGAAATGTTACAAAACCGTATCAGCAGGGCGCGCCGTTCGGCCCTTCTTGGGGGCAAGACCAAACAAGGTGGCTGGGCCGGTATGATGGATATTCTCGGTCAGGCGGATGCTGCGGAAGTCGCGGCGATAGGCTCAATGCCGGAAACTTTAGCCACCAATGAAGCGGCCCTGAAACGATTAGCTATGACAGGGGAACTGGAAGCTGCCGGCGGTGTTGGTGCGGGTGGAGTGACGGCGGACGCTAAGAAAATGTTAATGATGCAAGCTATTATGAGTGATACTAAGATGCCGCAAGATATGAAAGATATTTTCTTGAAAGGACTGGCCGGTATAAAACCTGGTAAGGAACAAAAAATAGATTTAATTAAATCCTTTATGAAGGACCTAATGGCTAAGGAGCCAAGAATTCAGAAAAAAATAGTGGGTACTAAAGAAAATCCTACAGCGCAGGAGATAGCTACGTGGGCGGCGAAACAAGCTCAAGCAATTTTGGATACGTTAGAAGGAAAAACGAAAGAGAGATAAGGATTAGTT